GTTTTCAATCAGCAACTGAATGTACTAAATCAGATGGTTCTATTGTTGTAGAACCTTTTGGAGGAATTGTTACTGATTACGTAATGGATATTAAAATATCCGGCTTTCCTGTTTTTTTGATTCATGATGGATCAATGGATACAATGCCAACATTAATAGGATTAGTTTCTCGTTCTTCTTTTGATCAAAATTATAATGTATTTGTACCTTTTAATTCAACTAATCAAGCACATAAACTTTTAAGTACAACAAATACAACTATTGAAAGTGCAAATTTTTCTTATGAATTAGTTACAGGTGAATTAACTCCTGAAGATGTTCGACGAGAATATGAATTTCGAGATATGGATATTAAAGATACAGTATCACCACATTCGATTTTAACACATATGACACAAGAACAAATAAATACTTTTGGAGATTATTGTGGTACGTTTACAAAAGGATTTGTTCGAAAACCAGAAACACATTTTAAAGAAACGCATTTAAAACCTGTAGTAGAACAATTACATCCTGAAGTAAATACATTTGCTATACCAATTTTACATCCTCAATTAATAAATGGTGAATACGTAAATTCTCGTTTAGCTTGTAAACGACAATGGGCTTCAGCTGGAACTATAATTAATCAACAACCATGGATTGATAGTATGATTATTGTCATTAATTTTCTTTGGAGTACTTTACATATGAGTTTCAAAGAATTAAAACCTTTTACAATTCATGATACTATACGAGGAAATTCTATTACTCAACCAATTAATATGAAAGCAAGTAATGGTTTTCCTGAACATGGTTTTAAAGGTACACAATTCAAAGGTTCATTTGAAAAGCCTGTTTTAATTGCTAAAACAGCAAAGCGTTTAAAACATGCTTTACATCTCATAGATATTGGTCAACAATGGTTAGGACTTTTAAATGATACTGAAGAACAAGATAAGGATGAAATTGGATTATTAGAAAAGAATAAAAAAGGAAAACATAGGATTTTCTTTTCTGGTGGTTTTGATTTTTATTTTTTTTCTAAAATGTTTATTCAACCATTCTTCGAAATACTGATGTTACATCGAGATAAATTACCATTTCAAGTAGGTATGAATGCTATTGGTAAGGAATTTGAAGATCGTTTATGGGTTATGTTTAAAGAACAATATCCAGAAGGAGATCGAGAACAATTTAAAACAGAATATTGTTGGTGGGATACTGATTTTTCAAAGTTCGATAAACGATTAACAACTAATCCTTATGCTACTTCTGTTATTTGGAATATTTATAAAAATTGCCCATTTTATAAAGAAAATCCTAAAGAGTTAAATCGTGTGTATCGTATTTTACAATCTTATAATCAATATATTGTTATTTCTAATAATGATATTTTACTTATGAAAGT